CCGAAGTTACCAACTGGGTTTGGTGTCCATGGGTTGTTTGCTGTTGGGGCTCATGGAGCTGTTACTGCCTCACCATACTGATAACGCATCGTGTAAACCAAGCCGACTGGACCTTGCATTGGCTGAACACCAACGATTTCGGTTGCGATCGTACCTGGAATAATACGACGAATCATCGGGATCAGGATCTTACGGAAACCTGCGATGTCGTGTGCTGCAACTGAACCAGCTGCTGCTGTTTCTGTCAAGATGTGATTCTTTTCGTTTTCAAGCAATGTTGAAACGATTTCTTTCTTTGAGCCGTTAAGACCTTCGAGAAGGGCGTCCTTAACTTCACTCCAATTTTCAAATAATTCCATTGTTTTTCTCCTTAAAGGCAAAATGGGTTGTTAAATTTAGGCGATACCAGCCATCTTGCGAAGACGAGTGCGCTCTGCATCGTCAAGCAACTTGGTTGTTACAACAGTCTCGCGTGTGTGAACTTCTTGCTCACCCAGCAATTCTGCGTTATCACCTGTTTTTACTGTGCCGCGAACTTCTGTTACTTTTTCCGTTTTGCCTTAAGCTAGTACTGGATCTTCCTTCTCTGAAGTTTGTTCGTCTTTTTTATCAGACTCTTTCAATACTCGACCAACGTAGGTCTTGTATGCGTCTTCAAGAAGTGGTGTATCCACATTCTTAAGGATCGCTTCCATAACCTCGCGAGCGCGGCTGTTGCCCGCGAGAGGTTTGAGAACTGTTTCAAGTTTCTGTGCACGTTCAACGCGTGCGATTTTGTTTTCAGCAGCTTCGAGAGACTCAAGAGCATCTGAAAGACGCTGCTCAGCTTCAACCAACTTAGATTCAGCTGAATCGTCTGTCGTGTAGTGCTTCTTAAATTCTTCAACGAATGCTTCAAACACTTTCTTGCCAAACGTTTGTTTGCGAGCTGATTCGAGGTCCTCACGAAGTTCCTCAACCTCTGCTGCAAGACGCATTTCAAGGAACGCATCCATTTTTTCAATTAACTGTGCGATGTCAACCTTGAGTTGCTCAGCCATTTCACTCTTTGCTTCAACGAGCTTTTCAGCATGCTCAGCTTCGAGGTCGCGGAAACGCTCAATATCTTCCTTGAGCTCTTTCAACTCATCTGTCATCACCTCTGTAACTTTTGCATCAAGAGCTTCGATCAATGTCTCACGCTCTGTAATCCACTGCTCATTGAGCTCAGCTGTAACTTGTGCTGTTGCGTCTTGGCGGGCCTTGTTTGTTGCTTCATCGATCTGCTTCTTGATAGCTGTTTCAAGTTCTACTTTTGTTTCTTCAGTAAGAACTTCAGCAGCAAGTAATTTTTTGAGCAATTCATCCATTGTGATCTCCTTGTTACTTTGTAACGATTTGTTTTACCTGTGATTTTATTTATGTGCACACAGATAATTTACAGAAAAATTCGGGCACCAGCCCGAATTTTTCCTTGTATAATCAATGACTTATGAGGTCATCAAAATTTCATATTTCACTTCGTAAACGCAGAATTTGTTGCAATCCAATGAAGAATTTCTTGCTTAAAATATTTTTGGGCTGCAGGATCTTCGCGCAATTGTTCAGCTAACGTTTTAACGACTCTTCCTTGGCGTGATGCTTCGAGGGATTCGTACACTGTTGATGGATATGCACTTGGTGCTGATGGTTGGGCGACAATGTCTACGGTAACGAATTGAAATGCTGACACTCCACCACCCTCATTAACGTTGCCAGCGCCGCGGCTGGACACCCCAAGTTTAACACCCGCCTTGATTAACTCTTTAGCGATGTTGCCCATTGGAGTGTTCAATAGCTTTGCTTTTCCATAAGCGTTTGGACCGTCCATCCACAATTCTGTGATAACGTGAGATACACGATCAAGGTTAACTTGAAGCGTCTGTGGATGATCGAGTTCGCCCATAATGCCACTCTGCTCACGAATGCGTTGCTTTGCAAATTCGACAGCAGAATTGATTTCAGTAATAGGATAATTTCGACCGTTCCTATTTTTGATATCAGCTTGCATGAAGATCCCTGACAGCCACATATTCTTTCCGTCCGGTGAGGCCTCTTCAATCAAGCGGCATTCTGTTGGCAACAATTCTTCTACGAGAAGGACTGATTTTGTCATAATAACTCTCCTATGACTTTAAAGGTTTAATTAGCACTTCTCTTCTTCTTCGTCGCCCTCTTTATCCTTCTTATCTTTCTTGTCCTTCTTATCTTTCTTGTCCTTCTTACCGCTATCCTTCTCAACCTCGTCCTCTACTTCATCTTCGTCGTGGTCTTCCTCGGAACGTGCAACGTCTTCCAACTCTTCGTCGCTTGATTCACCGACGATTAATGAGCGAGCCTTCTGGCGAAGATACTCATGTAGGGCTTTCTTAGCTGCTGCTGGATCCTCGTTAACGAGGGCGTTAACGGTCGTTTCAAGATGCTTTTTCAATTCTGCGTTCATGGTTGTTACTCCTTTATACAAAAGTTATAGGTTTCCTGTTTACAGGAAGCGCTAGTGTATTTATTGGGACTGTGATTAACTTAGTTAATTTTTATGGCAAAGGCGGTAATTCTCCTGCAGATTGTGCGGGAACAGGCTGTTCAAGATTTTGCGCTTCTTCACCAGTTGGTAGTGGTAGATCCATTCCTCCATCCATTCCAAATCCACTCATTCCGCCGCCCGCAACCATTCCGCCGCCCATGCCTCCTGGGCCCATACCACCGCCCATCATGTCCACATTTTGTGGACCATATATGTTCGGAAGTTGCTTGATGCCATCATCGTCAGGGTTGAGTCCTCTTTCTTCACGCAACGATCGCTCATTCTGTAGGATTTCCTCTTCGTCCAACTGCAAATACTTAGCCAATATAAATCGTTTCGACAGGTACTCAACGCTGTTAGCTGAGCTAAACGTGTTAAGCAAATCGTTGTCGATCATTTGCTGACGATAACGTCCAAAGTTTTCAGGTGGAGCAAGCTTGATTTTGAATATAGTTGGATCCACATTGATTCCACCGGCCCTCAAGAATCGCTTAAATTCGGTATCCATCACGCGTTCGATGTGTCGCTGGAGTCGGCTAATGTATTGAGCAAAACGAAGTTCTTCGATATACGCAATACCGACCTTTCCGTCGTTGTATACAGCACCGTCGGATCCTTCTTGAGTATATGACAACGGAATTCGTAATCCGCGGTAGACTTTCCACTGGAAGTATTCCAAGTCAGCCAACTCTCCCAGTCCCTGTCCACCAGGAAGCGTTTCAACTTTGGATCCGCGACCATCAGGACGTTGAGCGAAGAAGAAATCTTCATTCATTGACTGTGGGTTATATACGGAGTCAACTTGTTCCACGCCACCACTAAAAGTTGGAATTCGTTTTTGACGAATTTCATTCTTAGTTTGCTCTAGATACGCACGAACTCGTTGTGGTGCCATCTTTCCAACGTCAATATAGAATACGCGACGCTCAGGCGCACGCTGGACACGATAAATGATAATTGAATCTTCAATAAGTTCTTTTTGTTTTTGAGCTCGATACACTGCTCGCAAAATTGATTCCCCAAACGGCGCTGAATCGCTGATATCATCATTTAAGGTAAATCGAATAACCATATCGGCGGGTATTGTATCAACCATCTCATTCGATGATCCACCGTATTGACCAACTGGCTGTGCGTTATACGGACTATTGGGGACTTTAGTATCGCGCTTAATCTGCCATCCTACTACGCGTGTCATATCGCGATCATCAACGATTGCAGCCACAACGTTTTTTGGGTGAACGTATTCCCATGGGCTTGTTTCTCGATGTCTAACAAAGAAACAATCACCATATTTTACCGTAACACGACACAATTTGAACAGTCGCAATGGCCAATCGTGAATTGTTGACCAATATTCCAACGCGGCGCGCAACGTGACGGCAACGGATGAATCGATGTGTTGTTGCTTATCTCTATTAATATCCAACACGATTGGAGCATCAGTTGCCGGATCGTTTCCGGTCATTTCTTCAGCAATCGTGTCTAACGCTCGAGCAACCTCGACGTCATTATCCATTAAATCATATTCGCGGTATCGCGTAATTCGCGACGCCGATCCTTGTATCAGTCGTTGATACCATGTGTAATTTGCATAAACGCCTTGATCGCCAATAGCTTGGCTATCTGCCATGGTCGTGACGCCAGGTTTTGGCGCAACAACTTTAAAATAACTAGAAAATTTAGCCATGTGCAATGTGTCCAATAATTTTATACGCTGATCGTTATTTATAAGATAAAAATTACTGGAGCACTTTATAATTTGCGGTCATTGCCCTTAATCGCAACATTCTTTAATTCATTGAAGATTGGGTTAAGTTCTTACGCTCCTCATCCGATAGGGTAGATGTAGCTAATAACCTCTTTGCTACATCAACTTGTTGCTCTGTTAATCCAACCAACGATTCTAATAGCGTGTTTGTTTCCACCTGTTCTGTAACCATTTTATCAGCTGTAGTCGCCGTCTTTATCGTAGATTCAATTGCTTTGGGATCGGGTTGGTTGTCGGTTGCGGGTTCACCACTATTAAGCTTTGCTCTCGGATTTATTGGTGTTGGAGCTAATGCTGCTTTTGTTTTATCGTCAAGCCCGGTTACTTTATGAATAACACTGGCAATGTTATCACCAATTGCATTATTGATTAATGTTCCTATACCGTATCCGACGGCACCAGCTCCAACCACACCGGCGGTCGTCCCTAACATCGGTAGCATGCGGGCCATTAGTCCAGCTCCAGCTGCTCCAGCACCGGCGCCCGCAGCCGCTCCTCCAGTGGCAGCTCCAGATGCTGGAATTGTTGTCATCATTTTTGGCAATAGCTTGCTTAGCACCAGTGATTCAATGCCCGTTCCAATCAGTGAGGTTGCTCCTTGAATTACCATCGCTCCTAAACCACCACCGATATTAACGATTGGAGATTTGAGCCAGCCTGCCAATTGATTCAAAGTGCTTACTACTGTCTGTGCTGTTTGTCCGTTTTTATTTTCGATTGACTTTAGCGACTCAGCACTTGCTTGTAATGGTTCTGCTAACCGCGTATTAAACGGATCGAGAGTGTCCTTAAGGTTAAGCTTATCTACTAGAGTGGTTGCGAATATTTCCCCACCAAGTGATCCTGTTCCTGCCGCAGATAATTGATTTGACGCTTTAGATAGAAAATCTTGTAAGCGGCGTTGTTCTTCAGCGGTCGCTCGTTGACCCTTGATCATAATATTTGCAGCCTCTTCTCCACCTTCAATCCCCATCGCTCCTCCGAGGGCTCGAAGTCGTGCTGCTTTTTTAATACGGTCAATTGGGGATTCGCCAGCTAATCGGTTTAATGCCTTTGCTTCTAGTTTGGCTTGCTCGACGGTCATCCCTAGTGATACATTCATTTCCAACTGTCGAGCGGTCCCTTCAATAATTGAACGACGTTCAGCTTCACTTGATGCAGCTCGTAATTTGTTTCTGGTCATTTCATCATCAAGAATATCGCTCAAATGAGCGTTGAACTGTGCGCCTGTCATCCCAGTTAATTTCGATAAAGATTTAAATGAGTATCCAATATTAGCTAGGTCATTCTGTGTTGGTCGAATTCCAGATTGTGATAGTATCGTCAGTTGTTCAGCTGCATATCGTGCTCGATCAGCAACATCACCAATACTGTCTTTAAATTGATCACGAGCAAATAACAGCGTTTTATTAAAACTGTCGAGACCACCAACAGACAATAACGATCTGCGGTTATCAGCAAGCGTCGCCGTATATTCTTCCAGGGTCATTCCAAATTGACCACTTGTTACCAACATATTTTCAACACTTGTTGATACGCCAGTGTCAATTTGTTTTAATAGTCCTCGATATACGTCCGACACGCCTTGTTGAACCGAGAATGCCGAAAGCAGTTTTGTAATTCCACTAGATACCAATTTCGAACCGGCGGCGAGGCTCGAATACATCATATTGCCGCCCCACGTTAGCTGCTGGCTATTTCTTGCTAGTACCGCTTGTAATTTTTGTTGATTGGCTTCAGCGTCTTTAACGCTCGCGACAGCCTGATTTTTCTTCATCCGGTTGATCGCAACTTCATCCATTGCCTCTCGACGCTGTTGAGCTAACGCAGCAGATTGATTGGCATAATCAATCTGATCCATGCTATTTTTGCGGGCGGCTAATTCTTGCTGTCGCCTCCGCACATCAACGAGTTTGAGTTGACTGACTTGCAACTCCAATACTGCTTTTTGTTCAGCGGCAGCTCGTTGCTCCAATATCCGCATTGCGTCTTCGTGTTGTTTTTTTGCTTCTGCATATTGTCGACGACGCTGTTTTGCAATTTCATTTTCACCCTTAATGAAACTCTTTGCTTCCTTTTCATATTCATTAATTTGATCGGTGGTTTTTCCAAATGCGGCCGCTAAGTCATTGGCTTCAACCGCTGTGACTCGCAATGCGCGTTGAAGCTGTGACATCATCAGATTAATTTCACTGGCCGTTAGGGTGGTCATTTGTTTTCCTTTAATATATCAGATATTTATACCAAGGTTCACACTTATATAACTAGTGTAAATATAACACGTTAAAGGAGCGTTGAATGAACACTGAAACCGCATTACCAGAAAATCCACTGTTGGCGACATTACGCCAACGGTTGCCAGGTGAAACATTTAGGCTTCCATCCGGTGGTATTTTTTATCGAAATGGCGAGCTATCAGATGATGTTAGCAATGGGGAGGTCCACGTTCTTCCTATGACAGCACTGGATGAAATCACATTGAAATCACCTGACAAATTGTTAAATGGAGCAGCCATCGAAGAAGTATTTGGACGGTGCATACCACAGATAAAAAAGCCAATGGAATTATTATCTCGTGATGTCGATTACTTAATGATGTGTTTACGGATGTTGTCATACGGACCGATAATGG